CTCTGCTTCAATAGCTGCTATCTTATCTTGAAGTTTAGCCTTTGCTTTCAATGAAGGCATAAGAGTTTTGAGATTACGACGAATTGCTGCTTTTTCAAATTTATTCAATGTTGTTTTCATATTATAAGTACTTTAATGTGATTTAATAATTAATTGATTAAACAAATAGTTGTGAAGCATTAAATTTAGGATCACCTTTTGATGAATCAGCAATCATGAATTTCTTATTTCTAAGATGTGGTGATCTTGCTTCACGTATGATATTATCACCACCTTCAAATGATATGTATGTTTTAGTTCCTTCTCTATATACATATCCAATAGCATCTGCTTGACCAGATATGATAGCAGAGAGCTTGCCTGATAAATCGATTTCCATTTGTGTCATTTCAACTTCATTTTTCTGGATTTGCTTATCCTTAACATGACATACAAGTATCAATGAATCACAAAGAGGAATAAACATTTCTATCATTTGTTTTACTGCTTGGCGGAGTATGCCCCACCCTTGACCATTTGGAAGCTGTCTTACATCAGCTTTTGGATCTATTACTTTATTACCATTAGCGTCTTTTACAAACATACCTTTATCTTTAAGCCAACCCCAATTAGCACCCATGGGAGTTTGCTGATATAATTGTACTGCGTAAGTTAATGCCATTTCTTCAAGCCTTGTAGCATTATCTATGGTAATAAATCTATATGGTTTCTTCTTTATCTCTTTACCTTTTGTAAGTATAGCTTTGCGTATTTCAAACAAATCATTAGCTGATCTAGCTTGTACTTTCATTACTGGTAAAGCTCTATAACCATCTTCTAAATCTATTATAAGATTATTATCCAATGATGCCATTAATGATGATTTACCTGATTTAGGTGAACCAAATATAAGCATTAATCGTGGATTATAATTCTCTACTGTACTCTTTTCAGTTGGGAGTGTTATCATTTCTTCTTTCTTTTTGGTTTATATGCAAAATATGATACATTTATACGTGTTTCAGGATTTCGTATGTTATTCAAATATGTATAATATCTGTTTAACTTAGCTACATCATCAGGTTTAGGTAATTCAGCAAAATAGTTAACACAACCATCAAAATACAATGGCATGACAGTTCCAGGACTACCATTACGATTTACTAATATCTCAGCAAATCTACAATTATCTCTGAACTTCTTAATATCATATCCAAAGTATGATTCCATGCTATATTTAAATGGTGAAAATAGACCAATAGCCATTGAGCAATCTCTTGATGTGTATTTTGTGTCACTGAGATTAGCTATTGTTGGTGTTACTTTATTCTCTTTAATAGCATCAAGATTCTCACCTTGGAATGCTTGCTGTTGAATTACTACTGGTGAAAAACCATATCTATTTCTCAATATTACGCAATACTCTGATAGTTTATCCATAGTTTGTTTTAAAGACATACCTCTTTCTTGATGTAATAATGATATATGGTCAACAAATACTATTTTATATTCATCAGGATTATTTGGTACATAATGATCAAATACATCTATCGTGATAGGATTACCTAATTCATCTTTCTTTTGTATTTGTCTATTAAATACTGTACCATTATCCTCAGCGTATTTCTTACACTCTTTATATACACCTGATGGATTACAGCTATCACTAAATATAACATTATCCTCAAAGTGTTTTAATAACGCCTGATATTGTGGTGTTCTCAACAAATTTAATACATCTTGTGATACAGGATAATTAGCTTTTGTTGATTTAAGATTAGTACTACTAAGGCGTATTTGCTTATTTGATAATGTATATAGCAAATATCCCATAAACCTGAGTAATATATCTTCTGCTGATTCTTCTAAGTTATAATAGAATATCTTTACTTTACATTTATCAGGATTATGAAAACTGTACATCAATGTGTGATATAAGAATACAAATGATGTGAACTGTGTTTTTGCCCCCTTTGTACTTGAAGATATTAAATAGTATTTACCTTGTTCTATGCCTACGAAATCATCACTAAATCTTACAAAGGGAGAAGGAATACAGTTAATTTGATTATTCAGTATTCTTTCTCTCCTTAATTCAAGATTATTTATAACTCTATCACGTAATGTATCATTTGTTGATATATTATCTTGCGTGAATAAGTTATTTGTCATTTTACGAAATGCATTTCTTCTTTATATTCATCAACAGCCATGTATTCACAATCAGATTCACGTAGATTGTATTCATCATATAGCTGTGATATATACTCATCAGGATCTCTTTTGTATATAACAGTTTCAACATCTGTTAATATGAACTTTAATACAGTTCCTGAACAGTAATCCAATACTATTATTATCATTACCTTCCTTTCTTTTCTATCTCATCCATGCGTTTGATGGATAAAGATATAGTTTGATTCATTGATTCAAGTGAATATCTAAGCTCATCTCTTGTTATTTCACCATTCTTCCATAACACATATAGTTCTCTTGGTGAATAATACATTAGATTCTTAGATTCTACTTCTTCCCAATACATTTCATACGATACACCATATCTCTTACAATATTCTGACATTGTTTCTTTTGATATAGTGTCTTTAACCTCATCTTTGAGTTGTTCTTTAATCAATTGCTTACATTGATTAGTTGTGATACCACGATTAGCAACAAATACAAATAATGTAAATGCTACTAATATAGTAATACCTATTGATATAATATGTGGTAACCATCTCTCAAAGAATTCAACTCTCTTGTTATGATATTGTCTTTTGCTCATAGGTAATGTACTTCGTGTATTGTTATTGTTGTATCTTGATTATTCATGATAGTAGTTTTATCTACATAATCATGTGGTTGTGAATACTTAGGAATAAAATAGTATTCAATTGAGCATATAGCACCTATTAGAAGCGCTATTGCTATTATTGCAAATGCTTGTATCTGATTCATTTTTTCTTTTGTTTTAAATTAATACTTGTGTCCAATCACTATTGACTGGTTCTTCATCTTGATTCTCTAACAGTTCATATAACGTTGATTCCATTATATTAGTACCATCCACTTGTTTCATGATGAAATATTTTAATACACGCATATATGTATAGTTACCATTAAAGGAAGCTATGTATTTTTGCGTACAATCGCATATCTCATCATCAGTGTACTGACACTCATATTTATTGAAAAACAACGTTAGACGCTGTTCTATGGCTTTCTGTGAACCTCTCCAATTGAGTGCTCTATCTTTCTTACCTGATGGAAATAATTCTCTGAGCCTTGTAGCCAAAGAACTAACATCTCTACCAGGTTTCTTTGTAGCTACTCTTTTAGATTCACTAACCCAAAACATCAAATCCTCTGCCATGTGTGTATTATACTGATAGCCTAATAAGGTTTTAATCAGATAACCACGCTCAAACAGAGCATTTGATATTTCAGGGTGTATATCACGTTCACCACCACTTATGTAATATAATAGTATAGCAAAATCTCTTAATGAAAAACCATTATCAGATAATACTTTACTGTTTATTACAAAGTTTAAGTTCATGTGAGAGGGATTTTACTTCATTCAACTTCTTAATAACATCTGATACTTTGTCACCTGCATTAAATTTATGTACAGGTATATCGTTAGCATATATGTACATTTGATCCTTTACTACATATACTTTGATAGAATCATCAATAGACTCTTTGATGTTATTATTCTTAATATCATCAAGGTAATCAGTTACCTTTCGTGGTAATAGTGTCATATTATTAATCGTTAAGTACTTCATAATTAAAAGATGTTGCACCTAAATCATTCATCATACACTCTATATGATATGATAAACGCTGATTCTTGCTCATATTAGACCAATTCTTTTGATTGAATGGTTTACTTTGCAAGCCAATAAAATATTTATAACACTCATTTGTCATGGTTGTCTTTTGTTTAGCTCCATTATCATACATGAATGATACTACAACCTTAGGAGAGTAATCAAAGCTACTATTGTTCACTTCAACTACATTAGCTTCTGTTTTAGCCATTATTTAACTACAAATCAATTTAATTAACCAAACTAATAATACCAATTGTAATACTGGTAATAATGCTACTGTGATCCATATTAGACCACAAATGATATTACTTATCTTTTCTTTTAGATAATTCATCTCTAATGATATTTATTTGATTGTTATACACTGTTGAACCATCATTAGATTCAAGTAAGAACTCTAAATACATGCACAAATCTGCTGTTGTGCAATCCATAGCTTCTATCTCAAAGCCATGTAATGTTGTAAATTTCATTTCAGTGAATTTATGAACTGTTTTATTTCCTATCGTATATTATTTTACTGTTAAGTCTATATGCGTCTAAATCTTTAAGATATTCTCTCCAAAATAGTATTATTCTATATATCTTGTTATGACCATCTCTACATATTATTAGTTCTGGTCTATAATATAGATATAGATATAATAACATTACGCAAAAACAAGGTATCAATACAGATAGTATAATTGCTTCAATCATAATTGTAATAATAAGAATGTAGGAGTGCTAAATAACACTAACACTCCTACATTTGTCAAACTAATATTAAACCTTATGAAAAATTATATCGTTAATTCGATATCCATAGCAATAAGTTTACCTTTCTTGGGTTTATAGACATAGTGTTTATCGTTATCAGCTACGCCTATTTCAAGATCATTGATATTTTCTACAATATCATCATAGGTATAATCACGTACAGATTTACCCATGAATACATCAGTATCACCAGTTTCACCATGGAATTTAATGATAGTGAATTGTTCTCCTGTTTCTTTATTCACCATATCATCAAATACTTCTGGTTTACCAAATTCTTTCGCAAATGCGATGAATGAATAACGTTTGAGGATGTTTACCTCTGGAATGTTGTTTTGATTGTTGTTCATTTTACTTATAATTTAAATTGTCATTAATACGACATTATACCACATGTGTGATATAATGTTTCGCCCAATCTCATCAGGTATTATTTTATAGACTCTTGGGTGTCTGTTTTCTTTATCAAGAAATATATTATTATTGGTGTTATTGCTATAAATATTGTGGCGATGAAGCCATATTCTATAATGAAATAGAATAGGCTCATCACTACAAATATTACAAACAACAACAAATTTACGATCTTCATTGCTATTTAGTTTAATATGATTAAACCTAAGAATAATACAAACATTGCCATACTAAGTATAGCAAATGCTTGTATTAAACTCTCAAAATTATTGGTGTATTTAAACTTCTTCATTTTATACGATATCCCATGTACAAGGTGAACCATTGATTATGTTATCAAGATATTCTATCAACACATGTAGCACGATTAAACCTATTATTCCTAACAATAATGTTATTCCTTTCATAATCAATTGTCCTTTTTGTTTAAGTTACCAAATGCTTTTCTTGCAGCTTCTCTTGATGCGTAAGCTGTAAATACCATGTAATTCTTTGAATATTGTGTGAATACACGGTTGTCCTTCAAAATGGCTACTATGCCAGATTTTGTTGTTTTGATTTTTGCTTTCATTTTCTTTGATTTTAATTAGTTATTGATAAGACATCACTACATTACTGTAATGATGTTTCGCCTGTCCTCATCAGTTATCATTTTATACCATAAATGGTCGCACATAGTGCTTAGTCTTACAGGTGACTCTTTTGCTTGTTGGATGGCTTACGCCAATAAATACATTTAATAATTCTCTCTTGATCAGGATTAGTATTAGTCAACCATGGTATTTTATTGTATTTAATTACCATACGCCATGATGATACTGTTATCTCTGGTTTATATTTACATATTAAACAGATAAGAGATACGATTATAAATGTAACTATTACGATTGATATTATTTGTGTAAACATGATTGTATTATTTAAATGATGAATAAAAGTGTATGATGCCCACTAATGAGCACCATACATTATAACTAACTAAAACCTATTAAAACGTGATTAGTGTGTGATCAATGTGTTTGTATTCACATAGTTCTATGATAAGATGCAACTTATCACCTATTGAATGATTAGTTGTTACTTCAATATAATGTTCATATGCTCCACTAGGAACACCAAATACATCATTGTATAAAGTAATAACTTGATCAATCATATTAAGTTCTGATAGATCACCTATATATTCATCATCATCTATTAAACACTTCATATCAGTGTCATACGCAACATTTGTTTCAATGTATTTTGTATCAATGATAGCCATTAAATGACTCAAAGCATCATTTAGTGCTTTCTTATCATTAATATTACATACGATTGCAAATGATTCAATTGTGTTTGTGTTTGGTCTTTGGATTGTAATTGCTTCCATGTCTTTTGCTATTTATTGTTGTTTTGTTATTGATATTTCTAATGTAAATGTATGATGCCCACGAATGAGCACCATACATGTTTAAAGTTCATTTTCAGGTAAATCTAATGAATCATCTTGCCATACTTCAATTGTTGCATTGAAATTTGTGACATTTGCTTTAATCCATGTATTACCATACGTATGCGATGCATATGTATCTTTAATCATTTTGATTACACGTATAACAAAATCATTACCATTCAATGATTGCTGATATTCTTTGCAATCTATCAAATCACAAAGTACATCTTTTTCATTTGCACCCATGTAATTATTTGCTATGTATTTTAGTAATCTACGACCAAAATTCTTAGCATTATATTCATTGTAGGTGAATGAAATTGTTTCAACCAAAGTGTTTGTTGAATTGAGAGTAAATATTGTCTTTTTCATTTTTATTGTTGTTTGATTGTTAATATTCCGCTGGGTTAAAGTGACAAACTAAATAAAGTTATAGTTAGCTATCGTTAGACTGAGTAAAAGTTTAAGTTGCAGGGGAATGGGGTTCCCCTACAACCATGTTGTGCAACTCACCATGTGAGTTCAATGTCCATTCTACTCAAAGATGAATATTTGAGATAGAAAATCCAATCCTCAGTGCCTTCCAACTGATATTCCTCAATGGTACACTTGTTTCTGATTTCATCGGTTAGCTCACCAGCATCTCTAAGTGCTTCTGCAAAAGCCTTAGAACACAAAACAATGTTAGTGTCTTTGACATTGCCATATGACACAGATTTATCCAAAGAGATATACACACGTTTAATCTCTGTTGGATTGCCATCAGCATCATTGTAATATTTCTCTTTATCTGAGAAATATGCTTCACCTTGTTTAATCTCAACTGCCTTGAAAAATTGTTCTAAATTCATAGCGGTATAACTTTTTTAGTTTAACATTAGTGCACAACGGGGGGACAACCCCCCACTGGCGAAAGCCATGCAGGTATATGGGGGGACTACCTTCTGATCTTACAAATACAAAAAAATTTGAAAAAAAATTTCTTTCCTTCAACCGAACAAAGTGAGGTTAGGAGCTTTGTGAGGTTGAAAGTTTTTACTGTACTTAGTTTAGTTTCTCAAAAATACCAAATGGGACAACCCCCATAATCCCTAATGACTGAACGCAGTGAAGGAATGTAGGGAGAGGGGGGTAGGGGGGTGTGAGGGTTAATGTGAATGAATGAGTGCAGCGAATGAATGAACAGAATACCCTTATTTCTTATTTTAAAGCCTTCTAAGCCACTTTCTCCTAAAAGATGATTAACTTATCACATGAATACCAGAAAGGCTCTTAAATCCAATTTATGTGAATATTTGATAATCTCAACTAAGTAGTATGATCTTATAGCGCACCCCAACCCCCTAACCCCCAGCTCACCGCTTGGGGGAAGTCCTACCAGATGTTTAAAAGTTAAATAAACGTAAATTGATTAACAAAGTTGTTTTAGCTATTGCATAATTAAAAACAAATACTTATCTTTGCCCCAGTGTTAGAGAACACATGGGATAAAATAGCATATCTCATTAGATACTTTGTTTGGAATAGTACAACATTAGCCAATGATTTTATGGCTATTTCAGAATAGGTGTGATAACTCCACTAGATGGTAAAATTTGAAACCTATGTATCGCAAATGGCATTATGGATAAAAAGAAGGTGATCTTACTGGTAGGTAGTGGGACAATAACCAAATTGATTAAGTTCATGACCACAAGTTGCAGTTGAGGGAAAAAGATCCTTGGAGATAAAAGGTAATCTACTTAGTTAAGAAACTGTTCACAGGTTCACAGATTATCATAATAACCCGCCCTTCTTATAAACCGAATGTTTAATGACTTATATAAATCAGTTCTTAGAGCTATTTGGATTGAGGAAATTAAGTTGGTGTATAGACAATCACAAGTTGCCTATATAGGGTATGGTGTGACTTCCTGATAAGATTATTAGCGTATTTAGTTTTATTTAACTAAAATAATTTGGTTGATTCAAATAAAAGCATTAACTTTGCATCATGATAATAACAAATGAGTTTAATATGGATGAACAAATTCAATTAGAAACTATGGAAACATTATCAAAGAAGATAATTTCCTACTTGAATAAATACGAGAGATTTTGTAAGAAGTATAATATGAAAGGTTACAAATGGTACAACAAATACCAATACAATCTAAGTTTAATGAGTAAAAAATAAACACTATGGCAAATTTGAATAACGAATACAATGACATCCCTGTACATTATTGTCCAAAATGCTTATCACTTAAAATCATGTGGGCAGGTGTAGATGATATTAGTTACTGTGATAACTGTGGTTCTTCTGAAACCTCTGAAACTGATATATGGGAATGGAGAGCAATGTACTACAAGAAGTATAGAAAGAACCTGGTAGATTATCCTGATACAATACTTGATAACGAAAGATTCAAATATGCGTTTGATCATGACCTCAAAGTGAAATATCCTGATAACCCTTTAATGGAATTTGAAGAATATGAACATGATCCCACAAGTATTCAAAACCCAATCTACAATGATTTTGAAGAAATGTACAACGAAGAAACTGAGTATGATGGTGAAGATAATATATACGATAGGGATTAAATGAGCAAAGTAAATAACGTAATAAGACTACCTGTTGAGAAGTTTGATTTGCATTTCTTTAAAACGTGGTTGTACTTCCTGAAACCATTACACAAACTAGCTAATAGGGAAATGGATGTAGCAGCGTTTCTACTAAAAGAACACTTTGAATTAAGTAGCGTAATTAGTGATGATGATATACTACACAGGAATGTATTATCTGATCACACGTTGAGAAAAGCAATGAAAGAACTTGATATTTCATTACCTCATATAAAGGTAGTAATGTCTAAACTCAAACATAAGAAAGTGATAGTTGATGGTAAGATTAATGGTAAATTAATACCAAAGATAAACAAAGAAGCTGATTCAATTCAACTGTTGTTCTTGTTTGATAAGACTACTAAAAAGACATTTAAATGACAATTGATGAAATAGCAAAGAACCATGATATTGATGTAGCTACAATGATGAAAGACTACAAGCAATACTGGAAAAATGTACAGGATTATATAGCTGGTTTTCCTATGATAGATGAGCGTTATCATAATGATACTATCTCTAAAATGCGTGATACTGATATTAAGTTAACCCATCTAGGTATTCTAAAATTTGATAAGAACATACGATATAAATATCTTAGGGTACGTAGGAAACAGCTATATGAACACTGGCGAAAGAATAAACAAGAGTATAAAGTAGATAAACATAGAAAACAAATAAAAGAAATAAATTATGAAAATTAAAGCAATTCAACCGATGTTTAGTGCTGTGGTAACAACAGCTGACACTTACGAAAATGATGTAATGGTAAATGGTATCATTGATACTTCAAAAACCCAGGGTGCTGTAAAAGAAATTCAGACTGTTGTAGCTGTTGGTACTCATGTTAAAGATATATTCAAAGGAGATAAAGTATTTATAAATCCAGCAAGATATGCTGTACGCAAATTCTCAGAGAATAGTATTAAGAATGACATAGAAGGTATGCAAAATCAAATAGTTGGTTACAACATTCCTACGCTTGAACTTGATGGTGTAAAACACTTCTACATACAAGATCGTGATATAGATTTCATAGTAACTGAATATGATGAAGAAGTTGAGAAACCCAAAATTGTTGAAGTAGAGAAAGCAGAGCTGTTTGGTATAAACGATCCTAAACTGGTAATCTAATGAATGTATTGGAGTTTGAAAATTTTGAAGTAAAACCCACCCAAGAAGCATTTCTAATCAAACCAATAAGAGATCTGTATAATGAAGATAAGTCAAAGAATAAAGAAAAGTTTATGGCATATCTATCTGTTATATATTTTATTGCAGACCCACGTTCTTCGTATAATTACATCTCTGATGAAGAAGATAGGCTTAAAGCAATAATAGAACAGGAAGGTATTAAGAACTTTAAAATGACAGATACGCTCAAAAGAGCTATTGAGATTTACAAGCAGCATACCACAACTACTTCATTAGAACTGTTGAAGGCAGCAAGAGCAGCAATTGACAAAATAAGGTATTTCCTTAGTGATGTAGACCTTAATCAGACTGATGTACATGGTAAGCCTGTTTATACAGTATCTTCGATTACACAAGCTCTAAAACAGGTTATGGTGCTATCTAAGGAGCTTATAGCTGTTGAAAAGGTTGTTAGTGGTGAGATTGAAGAAAAAGGTAGGGCGAAAGGTGGTAATACTAAAACACTGTTTGATGATGGTATAACCCTCTAATAAAAAAGACAATGCATGATATAGATTTAAAAGATAAATCTCTCTACGAGATTCCATTAAATCAATATCAATCAACATTCGAAGAACTGAACCTGTTATCTTATCCTGATGAGGTACAGGAACAGTTCTTTGATTATATAACAAATGTACCTATGATTAAGTACATGATTGGTAATGATAGGAAAAGAGCGTGTGATTTAGAGAGAGATGAAGAAGGAAAAATAATAGTTGATATAACCCACCCACATATATTGGAGGATATGGAGTATTTCATACCTGCTGCTAAACACTATCAGAAGTATGGCTGTTATACGAATTTAAGACCAAATCCCAATCCTAATTCAGAATATGGTAAATGGATCAGGGAAGAACTTAGACGCTGTTACAAGGGATATGTGAGAGAATCAGATGGTGAATGGATTCCTGGTACCATGTATTTCTTTTTAAACTATTGCCCTATACAGCAGACCAAATACAAGAAGGGTAGTAAGAAGGGTGATCGTGTTATAGACTTCCCTAAATTCTGGGAAGGTATATATTACAGATATCATTATTTAGATCAAGCGGAAAAAGGTGGCTTTAATGGTTGTGAGATTAGTAGACGTGGTTCTGGTAAATCACTCACAATAGCTGCTATTTTCGCACGTAATTTTGTTTTGGGGTTAATGGACAGCGATGGAAAAATAATTGATCATGTAAAGTCTATGGCTGTAGCTTACTCAAAAGAATACCTGGTAACTGATGGTATCCTTACTAAGTTTCAAGCATACATAGATTTCTTAGCACAGAATACACAGTTCCCATCAAAGCGTATAACTCAATCTATGCAGAATATGATGTGGAAAGCTGGCTATCTTGATCTTGATACACAGACTCAGAAAGGTACCCTTAATGAGTTATTCGGTGTATCAGTAAAAGATGATCCTGCAAAAGTACGTGGTAAACGTATTCATTTTGTCTGCTTTGAAGAATTCGGCTCATTCAAAAATGTACTAGAATTGTACAATATATTAATGCCATCTATTAGAGAGGGTGATATAGCTTATGGCACAGCCTATCTTATAGGTACGGCTGGTGATAAAGATTCTGATTTCCAAGGAGCACAAGAACTTGTATATAACCCCAGAGGTTACTTCATGTTACCCTTAGAAAACAGATGGGACTTTGAAGGTCGTGGTAAAAATGAAATTACATTCTTTTTCTCATCTTACATGTCAAGACTTAACTGTTATGATGAGAATGGCAATTCTGATGTAACTAAGGCTCTCTTAGAGGTTTTAGCTGGTAGGTATAAGGTAAAGTATAACTCAACTGATATAAACTCTATAACGAAAACTATTGCAGAAATGCCTATAACACCACAAGAGGCTATATTGCGTACAAGATCAAATTATTTCCCTGTAACAGCTTTAAATGAGCGTATAGTACAATTAGATAATAATCCTAATGAGTTTGATGATGTGTACACTGGTGAGCTATTCATGAACTCTAAGAAAGAGGTAGAGTTTTTAGTTAACCACGATATGCCTATACGTGATTATCCATTGAAAGATAACACGAACAATAAAGGATGTGTAGAGATCTTTGAGATGCCTGAAAAGGATAAGAATGATAAAGTATATTCTGAAAGATATATAATAGGATATGACCCTGCTAATAACGATGATGCTAATTCAGTATCACTTATATCAATACTGG